AGTCGGTCTTGTGTCAACCCACCCAAAGGTGTAGTCTCCATGAAACCGTTACTGATCGGTCTCACAGGTCGCGCGCAATCCGGTAAGGATTCGGCGGCGGCTATTCTAAAAGAACGCTTTCTTTTGGACGCACAACTGGTCTCATTGGCTAGCTTGCTGAAGCAGTTTACGGCGTTACAACTCGGCCTGTCTGTCGAATACCTAGAGAGCCGTAAAACCGACCCGGAACCACTGATTTCCTACCGGAATGAACGAGGTGGTATCGTCACACAAACGGTCCGCGAACTGTGGACACGAACCGGGACAGAAGCTGGGCGTACATTATTTGGCGACACGTTCTGGATCGACGCACTGTTCAATAATCTTGATCTGACTAGATCAGTCATTGTGCGTGATGTTCGGTTTGATAATGAAGCTGTCGAAATACGCAAGCGACACGGTCTGATTATTGAGACCATTCGTCCTGGTCATGATAATGGAATCAGGACACAACATGCCAGTGAGGCCGGGGTGAGTCGGGGATTCATTAACTACTCTATCTCAGCCACGACGTTGCGCGAGCTAGAGAATGCTCTAGCCGATCTTCCTTTGTTCAAGAAACAATGGTAGACTGCCGCTCACTCTAACACCGCCAGACAGGGAGGGTTCAATGACTCGTCTTCTTTTTGTTCTGATCGGACTACTACTTACCAGCACCGCCGCGTTCGCGAAGGCTGATCCCGCACCGGTTCAAGTCGGTGGAACCACTACACAGTTTGTAGCGATGGATGGGACTGGCATAACAGTCCTTGACACTGTGGTCGAATCAGCAGACGGCGCGCCGATATTCGGCCTGCTACCAAGTCGACTTGAAGTTAAAGACACCAGTGTGGGTTTGTTTGACGTAGGATCGTTCACGACAGCAGATCGTACGATCCACAGTACCGAAACCAACCTATTCTATCCGCTTGGCCCAAGCGACAGTTATTTCTTGGTGGGCACCCAAGTACTTGATTGGCCTACCAACTTATCTGCGGTGGGTGTGGGATATCGCCTGCCGTTGACCTGGAATGATGCAAACGGAATCGAGCAGAAACCCAGCTATGTCGCATTCGAGATAGCTGAAGGACGGCGCCTTCGGATTACGGCAGAGGGTCACTATCCGTTGAAGCGTCTTCTGGAAGGGTTCAAGCTGCTAGGTGGCAGTTCAGACGACAATTACATGCTGTATGGTAGTTTTGTCTACTTCCCATCGTTTCCACAGCGTGATGCCAGTCTGACTGTTCGCCATCCCTTTAACGGGGAGGACACGTATCTGGAAGCCGGGTGGAAAAACATCGGCTCCAACAACTACTTGATCGCTGGCGTAGGCGTCACCTTTTGAGGCGATCACCGGACGTGCGAGGGGTCCGCCCCACTTTTTGACTAGACTCTTGTTTCACGGAGGAACCATGACAGAAATCTTGCTGATCGAGCCGATCACCAACACGGAGCTTCAGCTTTATGAGCTAGATGATCCCGCAAATGGTGAGACTCGCATGGTTGAAGCCGGACGGGTTGACCTGGTTCCCGGCGAGTTCTTTATCTTGCCCTCGATCATCCCGACTAAAGTCACCGGGATGTGTCGGGTATGGAACGATTCAGGCGCGACAATCTATACTCATCAACAGGAGTTGATCGAGGATACCCAACTACCTTCGATTGAAAGCTAGTTGGCAGGTCGGTGGTGTTACGGTACACTAAGGGCCAGTGAGTGATCTGACTCCCAGCACAACGGCATCCGAAGGTGCCTTGATCGGGCTCCGGTTCACACCGGATATTCAAGCCGCCTATCTTGCTCGCCTTGAGGAGTGCGGGAATGAGGTCGAGGCGGCTAAGTTACTTAAGGTTCCCTACCGTGCCGTGAAGTCCTTGCGTCAAACGGATCAGGCATTTCGCGAGCTTGAGCAAACCGCAATGGAAGTATTCTTCAAAGGTACGGTTGAGAAAGAAGCTGTCCGACGGGCAGTGAAAGGTGTGCGTAAGGGTGTGTATTATAAGGGCGAACATATCGGCGATGAGCGTGTGTTCAGTGACACATTAATGAAACAACAGTTAGAGGCTGGTGATCCTAAAAAGTACGGGAAGAATGTGCATCACGACCATACGGTTCGGGTCGGTGTACTGGTGGTCAACGCGACCCTAAGCGAAGCTGATTTTGAAGCTCAGTACGGCCAACCAGTTGAGATCATTACGGTCCAACCAGACTCAAACGAAGAGGCATGACCATGAGTACAGTCCAATCGACCACACTTATCACGCCACCGCCACCGCCACCTCTAGTGGTCAGGGGAAAATTGCGGCCTTGTATGCATCCTGGTTGCCATGATGTCTCGGTGGCTTGGGTGTACATGGAAGTGGGCTGGCGATCCTTTTGTCCCAAGTGTATTAAGATACCTGTAGAAGATCGCGCCAAGACGGTGCCCTGGCCTGCTCCACCGCGTCAGAATAATCGGATGCACGAATGGGCCGCAGCGTTAGACGCTCTTAATGCAGCGGGGTATCTATTCTGCCCGGACCAATTTTGGCCAATTATCTACGCGGCTGGTCAGTTGGGTCCGTCAAAGGGTGTGCAGTAGCACATGTCGTCTCCTCAAGTTGTCTGGAAAACTGATGAGAATGGGTATGTCTCCGCCACGTTGACGGACGGAACACCGGTTGCATGGGCACCACAACCTGGTAGCCAGCAAGCATTTTTAGCCTGTCCTACATTCGAGTTGTTACTGGAGGGACCAAGAGGCACGGGGAAAAGCAGCGTGTTGATTGCTGACTTTCTGCAATGTGCTTCGCAGCACAACTTTAGTCCATATTTCCGTGGGATTATTTTTCGCGAGAGATTTGAGGATATGAAGGACATCATTGCAGAAACACGAATCATGCTTCGGAGAGCATTTCCAGATGAAGATGGCTGGAATCAAACGACACATACATACACTTTCAAAAATGGCGCACAGTTGATCTTCGGTATTCTTGCCGACGAGGAAGACTACGACAAGCAACATGGTAAGCAGTACGCATGGATGGGGTTTGAAGAGATAACGACACTACCTGATCCTACGTTGTATCTGAAAATGTTCTCGTGTGCCCGTTCAACTGCACCGGGAATTGTTCCTCGAATTCGTCTTACCACGAACCCCTCTGGAATCTCACATGGCTGGGTGAAGGACCGGTTCCGGTTACCGTTGTCACCAGGGCGTGTTGTGGGTCATCTCATCGAAGAGACCTTAGAAGTAGCTCCCGGTGAATTTATGACATTGCAGCGACGAGCGATCCATAGCTCGTTGAGTGAGAACAAGGTGTTGTTATCGCGTGATCCCAATTATGCCGGGAAGATCGCGATGGCCGCAAAGGATAGTCCTGACCTATTGGCTGCTTGGATTGTCGGAAGTTGGGATATTGTAGAGGGCGGTATTTTCTCGGATATATGGAAACCGTCTGTTCACGTGATTGAGCCATTTGCAGTTCCGACCGGTTGGCGTATTGATCGTTCATTTGACTGGGGCGGTGCCGCGCCATTTTCGATTCTATATTACGCTCAATCCGATGGCAGTTGGTACATCACGCCATCCGGTCGTCGAATGTTCACTGTTAAAGGTGACGTGTTTGTGATCGCTGAGTGGTACGGTTATAATGGTCGTCGTAACCACGGATTGAATTTAACTAGCCGAGAGATTTCTAAAGGCATGATCGAGCGAGAGTTTGACTGGGGGTGGCGTAGTCGTGAAGCAGGTCAGACGCGTATCCAGCCTGGTCCGGCAGATACCAACATCTGGACACGCTCAGACGGACGCTGTATTGCCGAGGATATGGAACGACCAGTCCGAATTGGAGGACGTTCGTATCCAGGGATCAAATGGGTGCAAGCTGATAAGGGACCTGACAGTGTAGTACAAGGTATCCAGCAAGTCCGTGAATACCTTAAAGGTGCTATGCCTGCCGTAGACGGCCTCGCACGAGAAACTCCTGGATTGTTTGTGTTTAACAACTGTACACAGTTCATCTTGACTGTCCCAAATCTCCAGCGAGATAAATTACGTCCTGAAACCATTGCGGATAAACAAGAAGATCACTGCCTCGATTCGTTGCGCTACCGATTACGTCATGTTGTTCCCGTGATTAGACAACGTCTGCGAACTGGCGGCTACTAGCGCGACCCCGGTGCGACCTGTATACTGCGGCGCTATGGCAACTGGCACAATTCCTGCACCGACGATTCCACCGGGCCCACCGGTTCACCCGGACTACAGCGCAATGCAGTTGCGTTGGGAGCGGCTGATGGACTGCTACTACGGGGAAGAAATCGTTAAGGGCCTAGGCATTCGATATTTGCCCTCGACATCGGGAATGCGAGCGCGTGGGATGAGAATTGGTCAGCCTGGGCTGGATGAATACAATGCTTACCGAGATCGTGCATCGTTTCCTACGGTGGTACGGAAGTCTGTTGACAATCTACTTGGCGCGATGTGGCGCAAACCACCACAGTTTGAACTGACTCCTAAACTGAAGCCTTTGCTGAAGAGAGCCACCACAGATGGTCTTGGATTAGAAGGATTGCTGCTGCTGATTAATAAGGAGCAGTTGTTGCGTCGCGCAGGTCTGCTATGTGAAGTGACCGACGACGGTCGACCCTATTTAGCACTCTACACAGCACCCACCATTTTGAATTGGAACCAGTCTATTCGACCGCTTGACGGTACGCAGCAGCTTGAACTTGTCATTCTAGATGAGACATCCACGCAAATAAGCATGGAGACTTTTGAGTTGTCGGTAGTTAATCAATATAGTGTGATGCGTATTGATCCTGTGACTGGCACCTACAAAGTGGCAGTATTCACTAAAAATTTCGATCCGAAACAAGCTACTTGGACCATACCGAACGCGAGTGGGACGACGTTGCAGCAGTTACCTTTTGTATTCATCAATACGCAGCATACCCAATCGTCTCCAGAGGTTCCGCCGTTGTTGGGCGCAGCAGATTTAGCACTCGCAACATACCGGAAAAGTGCTGACTACGAACAGTCGCTTCATTCGTGTGCTAATCCGACATTTATGGTTCGTGGTTTCATAGAAGGTCGTCAGAATAGTGAGGGTGGCGAAGAGTCTATCGAAACCGGTCCGGGTGCAATTCTTCAAGTCAGTGAGAGTGGTGGCGACGCAAAGTATGTTGAAGTAAGTGGAAACGGGTTAGTGGAAATGCGGTCCGGGATCGAGTTGAATCTGGCCCTTGCCTCTCAGGAAGGGGCCTCACTGTTAGATTCTGCGGGTAGCCGGGAACGAGAGAGCGGCAGCGCCCTTCAGGCACGAATCGGCAGTCAGACTGCGAACCTGACTGTCATCGCCGATACTGGAGCCAAAGGACTGGAAGACGCGTTGAAAATTCTGGCAAGATGGGTCGGTGACAACCCGGAAGACGTTAAAGTCATTCCGAACCATGACTTCATGGACGTGTCGATTAGCGGTCAGGATGCACTGTATTGGCAGCAGGCCAAGAATCTTGGATTCCCGATTTCTGATGAATCGCTACATGCCTACGCGGTTCGTCGCGGTGTGACGGTCAAAACCTTCAAGGAAGAAACTGCGTTACTAGCGACTGAACCAGTTGATATGAGTCTGGTATCGCCGACTGTTGCTAATCCATCACGTCCGAGTGGTATTGCTACGTCACCCAGTCTTGCCGCACCGAAGAAATGAAAAAGCGTCCCGACCCAACCATCAATGCACTCTGGCATGAAGCTGTAAGGCTTCATCAAGATGTGTTGCTACGAGATTCGTTATCTTTATTCAAGAAGCTAGATTCGATGCTGCGTGAGTCAGATATCTCGATGAAAGCGACCTTACGCCATCGCCTAGTCGATCTTGGGGATATCACTGATGGACGGCTACGTGCCGGTCAGGCGCGGGCATTACGGGCAACAGTAAAACAAATACTTACAGATCGACAAAGTACGTTTAAGCATATCAAACGTACTTTGGATGTGTCACTGAGATCATTAGTCTCTACAGAACTAGACTTTCTGAACGAAAATCTCGCACGTTTACTTCCTGTCACAGAACAACCAGCTAGTGTAGATAAGGAAAGTGTACTTAGTCTACTCAGCACTGCATTGGTGGTCTCGCAACCGTTTGAGACCGCTTTTGCTCAACTGGTTCACTCAGATAGTGTCCGAATCAGTAGCCAGATCAATTTACAGGTGTTTCAAGGTGTGTCTATTGAGCCATTGATACGTGGTCTATCAGGATCATTAAACCG